GTTGAATGGGAAAAGTCTATGGCAGATGCCACAGATAATTCATGGAAAGACGAATTTGCCTTGACAGTTTTACTTTTACCTGCTATACTAGTGTTCATTCCTAGCATGACAGAATATGTAAGAACAGGGTTTGAGGTATTGAATACACTTCCTGAGTGGTATCAATATCTTTTGTTTATAGCTATTAGTGCATCATTTGGTATCAAAGGTGCAGGACAAGCTATGAAAATTATGAGGAAAAAGTAATGTTTGATTGGATTAAACTAATACCTACATGGGTATTTAGAACTTATAATAGAGATTTATCTAAACATAGATTACACACAACTAAATATCAAGACTTGTGTATGTAAGGAAAACAAATGAATTTAATAAAATTACAAAACGAAATAGCAGATGACGAAGGAATAAAATACGAATTGTATTTATGTTCAGAATCACATTTGACTGGGGGAATTGGACATCTTATTACAGAGTCAGATACAGAATATTATGGTAAACCTGTAGGAACTAAAGTACCTAATGAACAAGTCAATGAATGGTTTGAGAGAGATATAGAAACAACTATAAAAGATTGTAAACTATTGTTCTCTCAATTTGATAATCTACCTGAAGAGATACAACATGTATTAGCCAATATGTGTTTTCAACTTGGTAGACCAAGACTATCTAAATTTAAGAACATGATTGCTGCGGTAGAAGATTGCGATTGGGCAAGAATGGCAGACGAGATGGAAAATTCTCGTTGGTTCAAGCAAACTACGAATAGAGCACAGCGTTTAATAAATCGTGTTGAACAACAAATAATTAAGGAAATACCAGCATGAGCCGAGAACTAACTGAAAGACAACAAAAGTTTCTGTCTGTTTTATTTGATGAAGCAGGTGGAGATGTAGTAGCAGCTAAGAAGTTAGCAGGATATTCTGAAAGTTCTAGTACTACAGATATCGTTAAATCGCTGAAAGATGAGATTCTAGAGGCTACACAGTTGTTTATGAGTAGGAATGCACCTAAAGCTGCAATGGCTATGGTAGGAGGCTTATATGACCCTACAGAGCTAGGTATTAGAGATAAAATGGCAGCAGCAAAAGAATTACTAGATAGAACAGGTTTAGTAAAGACTGAGAAGATGCAAGTAGAGAGCACAGGTGGTGTTATGCTCTTGCCACCAAAGAATGATGGATAGAAGTATAGGTAAGTGGAAACTTCCACAACCAACAGACTTAAAAGATGAAGAACAAAAAGAATGGGTACAGATACCTCGTATCGCTAGGACTATACCATTTGGATATAAGATAAACGATGAAGACCCTGATTTACTTGACCCCATACCCTATGAGCTTGAAGCGATAGAATTAGCTAGAAAATATGTAAAACAATATTCCTATCGTGAAGTAGCGAATTGGCTAACAAACAAAACAAACAGAGATATATCTCACGTAGGGTTAAGAAAAAGGTTAATGCATGAGCAACAACGTAAGAACAAAGCTAGAACTCTTAGAAAATGGTCTGAGTACGCCGAGAAAGCAATCCAGAAGGCGAAAGAGATTGAAGAAGGCAGAACAGGAGCAAAAGCCTAAAATACAGGAAGTATTAGAAGTTGAGGCTGTGCCTGTTGAAGAACAGAATGTAATCTTCAAACCAAATGTAGGACCACAGACAGAGTTTCTTGCAGCAGGTGAAAGAGAAGTACTATATGGTGGTTCAGCAGGAGGTGGTAAATCTTATGCCATGCTTGCAGACCCTTTACGTTATATGGGTCATCCATCATTTAGTGGTTTGCTACTGCGACACACAACAGAAGAACTTAGAGAGCTTATATTTAAATCTAAGGAAATGTATCCTCAAATATGGAAGGGTATAAAGTGGTCAGAAAGAAAGATGCAATGGGAAGCACCATCAGGTGCAAGATTATGGATGTCTTACCTAGACCGAGATGACGATGTGTTACGTTATCAAGGTTTGGCATTTAGTTGGATAGGGTTTGATGAATTAACTCAATGGTCTACTCCGTATGCTTGGAACTATATGCGTTCACGTTTGCGTTCTACTGCTCCTGATTTACCAGTGTATATGAGAGCAACAACAAACCCGGGAGGTCCGGGTCATCAGTGGGTTAAGAAAATGTTCATTGACCCAGCACCATACGGAAAGCAATTTGATGCCACAGATATTGAGTCAGGGAATGTCCTTACCTATCCAAAAGGACACAGTAAAGAAGGACAAGCGTTATTTAAGAGAAGATTTATACCTGCGAGATTATCAGACAACCCTTATCTCGCAGAGCAAGGTGACTATGAAGCAATGCTTCTTTCCTTACCTGAACACCAACGTAGGCAGTTGCTTGAAGGTGATTGGGATATTAAAGAAGGTGCTGCTTTTTCTGAGTTTGATAGGAATATTCACGTTATTGAGCCTTTTTCAATTCCAAGAAATTGGGTTAAGTTTAGGGCTTGCGATTACGGTTATGGCTCTTATAGTGGTGTGTTGTGGTTTGCTGTTTCTCCAGATGAGCAGATTATTGTATATAGAGAGTTGTATTGTAGTAAAGTCCTTGCCACAGATTTGGCAGATATGATACTAGATGCAGAAGCTGATGATGGTAATATTAAGTACGGTGTTCTTGATAGCAGTCTTTGGCATAAACGTGGCGATACTGGTCCATCTCTTGCAGAGCAAATGATTATGAAAGGCTGTCGTTGGAGACCTTCAGATAGAAGTAGAGGTAGTCGTGTATCAGGTAAGAATGAAATACATAGACGTTTACAGGTAGATGAGTTTACAGAAAAGCCAAGGCTAGTATTTTTTAATACGTGTACAAACACGGTATCACAATTACCATCTATACCTTTAGATAAAAAAAATCCTGAAGATGTAGACACAAAAGCAGAAGACCACTTGTATGACGCTTTGAGATATGGTATAATGTCAAGACCTAGATTTAGTATATTTGACTATGACCCAATGGGCAGACCTAGCAGTAGTATGCCAATGGCAGACTCTACATTTGGATATTAAGGATATAACATGGCAGAAGAAAATGAAATAACACTAGATGATGACGGTATAGCGTTAGAAGACGTAGAAGAATCAACAACCAGTGATGCAGAAATAACTGGAGTTATATCGTTTGTGATGGAAAGATATCAACGTGCTGAGGATTCTAGGTACAATGACGAAGAAAGATGGTTAAGGTCGTACAGAAACTATAGGGGGTTATATGGAAGCGATGTACAATTCACTGAAGCAGAAAAGTCAAGAGTTTTTATCAAAGTCACTAAAACCAAAACTCTCGCAGCTTATGGACAAATTGTTGATGTTTTATTTGCAGGTAACAAGTTTCCTATTAGTATTGAACCAACAGTGTTACCAGAAGGTGTCGCAAAAGATGTTAGTTTTGACTCAAAAATGCCTGAAGAGTTGCAAGAACAAAGTGAAATGGTTAGTCCATATGGTTATGAAGGTGATGGACAAGAATTACCTGCAGGTGCTACTGAAAAAGATTTGCTTGAAAGGCTTGGACCTCTCAAAGAAAAGTTGGGAGAAATTGAAGGGCTTGAAGAAGGGGTAGGACAAACACCTACAGCTATAACATTTAGCCCTGCTATGATTGCTGCCAAGAATATGGAAAAGCAAATCATGGACCAACTTCAAGAGTCAGGAGCAGGGAAACAGCTAAGAAGCACTGCTTTTGAAATGTCACTATTTGGAACAGGTGTGATGAAAGGTCCTTTTGCTGTGGATAAAGAATATCCTAATTGGGATGATGAAGGTGAATACAGTCCTGTTTATAAAACAGTTCCTTCTACCTCACATGTTTCTGTTTGGAACTTCTATCCTGACCCAGATGCCACAAACATGGATGAAGCACAATATGTAGTTGAAAGACATAAAATGTCTAGAAGTCAATTGCGTAACTTAAAGAAAAGACCATATTTTCGTGCTAATGTAATTGACGAAGTTATACAGCACGGAGAGTCATATGATAAAAAGTATTGGGAAGATGACTTATCAGATTATGCACCTGAACATGGAATAGATAGATTTGAAGTTCTAGAATATTGGGGTATGTGTGATACTGAAATGCTAGAAGAAAATGGTGCAGAAATACCTAGAGAACTAAAAGATTATGATGAATTACAAGCTAATATTTGGATTTGTAATGGTAAATTAATAAGAATGGTTCTTAACCCATTTAAACCTGCCACTATACCTTATATGGCAGTTCCTTATGAATTAAACCCTTATTCCTTTTTTGGTATTGGTTTAGCAGAGAATATGGATGACACACAAACCTTAATGAATGGTTTTATGAGAATGGCTGTTGATAATGCTGTGTTATCAGGAAACTTGCTTATAGAAGTAGACGAGACAAACTTAGTACCAGGACAAGATTTATCTGTTTATCCAGGTAAAGTATTTAGAAGGCAAGGGGGTGCTCCAGGTCAAGCGATATTTGGTACTAAGTTTCCTAATGTGTCAAATGAAAACTTACAATTATTTGACAAAGCTAGACAACTTGCAGATGAAAGCACAGGATTGCCATCCTTTGCTCATGGACAAACAGGAGTTTCAGGTGTAGGTAGAACTGCTTCAGGTATATCTATGCTTATGAACGCTGCGAGTGGTAGTATTAAAACAGTAATTAAAAATGTAGATGATTATTTATTACGACCTTTAGGCGAAGGTTTGTTTAGATTTAATATGCAATTCAACTTTGACCCCAATATAAAAGGTGATTTAGAGGTCAAGGCAAGAGGAACTGAAAGCCTTATGGCTAACGAAGTACGTAGTCAAAGGCTTATGCAATTTTTACAAGTTGCATCTAGTCCTGCCTTAGCACCTTTTGCTAAGTTTCAATATGTTATTAGAGAGATTGCAAAGTCAATGGACTTAGACCCAGATAAAGTTACTAATAACATGGATGAAGCAGCTGTACAAGCAGAGCTTATGAAAGGTATGCAATCAGAGCAACCACAGCAAGCTCCAGCAGGAGCTAACCCAATGGACCCCACAGGAGCAGGTGGTGGAACAATAGGAACAGGAATCGCACCTACCCCAGGCGAACAAGGATTTACAGGAGTACCTCAGCAAGGTGGACAAGCAAATACTCAGCCAACTCAAGCCGTTGGTCAACAACCACAAACTAATGAACAGCTTCAATGATTACATTGATGCATTAATAGAACAACAACATAAAAGTTTAGAACAAACCGATAATACAGTTGTAATGCATAGGTCTCAAGGAGCTATCGCTACATTAAGAAGAATGAAACTATTAAGGGATGCAGTAAATAATGGCTGATGCTTTAGAGCAAACCAAAGACTTGTTTTCAGTAGATGATTTCAACGAAGATGATATCAGTGATAAATCTAAGATAACTAGAGCACTAGAAAACCCTTTTGGTGAGTTCAGACCTAAAGAAGAAATAATTGAAAAGGCAAAAGCTACAGGCACAGGATTGCTTACAGGTACTTTAGGTATTCCTTCTGATGCTGCAACTTTAGCTTCAGCAGTCAGTAGTGGTATGGCAAAATATGCAGATAGTCCTACTGCTATGATGTTGAAAGATGTTTTAAAGAAAGCAGAAAAAGATGTAGGTAGACCTGCTTTTGATAAATGGTTTACTGAGACAACAGGTTTAGAGTCTAATCCTGAAAACGTAGACCAATTGGTTGGTGAAGTGTTATCACCTACAGGTGCTTTCCTTGCTCCTGTTAAAACCTTAAAAAACATTTTTGCACCTTTGAAAAAGGGAGTTACAGATTTTTTTGATAAGATGCCACCACCTGATAGTGGATTAGCTACTGTTAACAATGCTCCTGTATCATCTATAGAAGAAACATCAAAATTATTAGATAAAACTAAAACAACAAAACCTATTGAGACAAGTGCTCCTATAATTCCTGAATCAGAATTTGTAAATGCTAAACCTACTATTAATCCTATATTTGCAGGAGAAGGAACTGAAACAGGTAAAAAACAAGCTGTTAAATTTAGAGAATTAGAAGCAGAAAATAAATATACTCCAGAAGAATTGTTTTTACAGACTCGTGTGTATAGAGGAGATGACGGACAGTTAAGGTGGGAAATAAGCACAGCAGATGCTAAACTAAAAAGCTCATGGGAAAAATCTTTAAATTTTGAAGATGAATTTTTAGGTATTACTGTTCCTGAAAAAGCTGATGGTTTTTACGATGGTCGTGCTTCTATGCAATTAAGTCAAATACTAGATTTTCCTACAGCTTATAAAGAGTATTATGATGTTAAAGGAGTTCCTAAGTATTTTGATGATGTTCAGACAAAGACTAGAGAAATTATGTCTGAAACTCAACTTTCACCTTTACGAAATTTACAAGTGTACTGGGAAAGAGGAGATAGGTATGATAATACATTAGGTTATTACACTCCAAACAGGGACAGAATAACTTTAAATGTAAGGCAGTTAAAAGCTGCAGCAAGGCAAACTGCTGAAGACTATGGACTACCTTTTGAGGAAGCCTTTAAACTACAAGTTGAAAGCACCCTATTACATGAAGTTCAACATGCAGTACAAGTAAGAGAAGGTTTCCGGATGGGTGGAGATAGCGATAATTTTCTACCTGAAAACTTTGATGCTCTTGTTAGTACAAACAAATACAAGAAAGATAGAATACTTTTAGATATAGAAGACCAATTTGACATAGCCATACAAGATATAGCTAAAAAAGACGCTTCTTATAATAGTTTAGCTGTTAGAAATAAAATATTAAACGAAGTAGAAACTGATTTTAATACAATATATGATGTCTTAGTTCATAAAAAAACTAATTCTGTAGACAAATATAAAAATAAATCAGTAGAAGAACTTAATTCTATTTACAAAAAAGCAGATGAAAGATTAAAAAATAAATTTTCTACTTTTAAAGATTACATTTATTCTCAAGATATAGATAGAATGAAGTTAGGTCTATTAAAAAATGCTGAAGAAAATGTAAAATTAACAAATATAGATAAAGAAGCAACAAATAAATATTATAATTTGTACGGTGAAAGAGAAGCAAGACTTGTACAAAAAAGATTAGAAGACCGATTTAAATTAAATAAATTAGGTGGTGCAGAGGTTGCAAAAGAAGTAGAATCAGATACTAAATTTTTAAGTGCTAAAGGGGATACGGATACAAGGGGTAGAAAACTAGGTCAAATGGGTGGTTTTCCTGCTGACACTAAAATTACTCCAACAAAATTAATGTCGGATGGAACTACTTTTAATAGTAAAATAATTGATTTTCCTAGAACGTCTAGAGATAGAATAAAGTCTAAAAGAAAATTTGATTCAGAAAAGATTAAAGTAAAACAAGCAAAGACTCGTAAACTAGAAGAAGAACAACAAAAAATACAAAACATAAAAATAGCAGAAGCTCATGCTCCTATGACGAAATTATTAGGTGCAGAAGAAACTAATAGAATTATGAATAGTTCACCTAAGTTTACTGCTGATGGCACAGATTTTACAGAAAATAGTCTACTTTTAAAGAATTTATCAGATAGATATACAGAAGAAGTATTAAGCAAACTAAATCCTGACATCACATGGATAAGTCTACCTAATGCATATAAACAAAATCCTTTTAAAAAATACAAAGATGGAGATATTTTAAGAAATGCAGATGGTGAAACTGTAAAAATTGAATTAACTAGTCACCTACCTGTAAAAGATAAAAAGTTACATAAGAATCCTAATGTAGTTAATGTACATAAAGAATATTACGTAGAACCTACATATATTTTTAGTAATGGTGGATATATGAGACTTACTGACCTTGAAGCTAAGGGTTATAAAAAGGTAGGCAAACCTGACCTATCAGTAGTAAGTGATACTAAAAAAATGAACAAAGGTGGAGACATGAAAAAACAAATGGAAATGTTTGAAGATGGTGGTCTTAAACAAGAAGGTGGTACAATAGACCCTGTATCAGGAAACGATGTTCCTCCGGGTTCTACGCAAGAAGAAGTGAGAGATGACATACCTGCACAGTTAAGTGAAGGCGAGTTTGTGTTTCCAGCAGATGTAGTGAGATACATAGGTCTTGAAAAACTTATGATGATGAGACAAGAAGCTAAACAAGGTCTTAAAATGATGGAAGAAATGGGTCAGATGGGCAACAGCGAAGAAGCTACAATACCTGATGATTTACCTTTTGATGAAACAGACCTTGACATAGAAGACGATTTGGAGTATAATAGAGGTGGTGTAGTACAAGCACAAGCAGGAACATTTGTAAATCCAGGAACAGGAGTGTCCTATGTACCTTCTCAATTTGCAGGTCAACAGCTACCTTCTTATCAACCACCCCAACCACCGCAGACTTATCAGCCACCTCAAGCACCAGGAATGACAGGAGGATATAGACCTACTTTTTATAATGAGCCTGAAAAAAAAGTAACAACACCAACGTATTCAGCTTTAATAGGTTCAAGACCAGGGCAATATGATGAATTTCGTACATATAAAAATGAATCAGGTTTTGAGTTACAAATACCATTTAAAAATGGACAGCCTATATACCCTATACCAGAAGGTTACACATTTGTAGACCCTGAAAAAGTTGAGACTGAAGATGTAACAACTAAACAAGTAACACCACAAACCACTAAAGTAACAGAAGAGGGTGGTGATGACCCTGATAGTGGAAGTAAAACATCTGCTGTTGATTTAGTGGGAGACCCTTACAGTTATAAATCTATGTTTGACATGGATGCTTTAGATAAAACTATGAAGGATATATCCTTTAGCCAACTAAGTTTATTTGATAGTAAAAATGCTTTATCTAGGGGTTTATCTGGGCAAATTAATATTGCTGACGTTACTTTAGGTGCACAAAAACAAGTAATGCAAGAATATAAAAACAATTTACCTAAAGGATATAACTTAGTAAATTTGCAACAGCCAGGCAGAGACCTTTTAGCTAAAAATTTAAATGACGTAAAAAATGCATATGAGGCTGTGTTAACAGATGAAAAAGGAAGTCCTTTAAGTTTAGAGGAGCTTGTAACACAAACTAATAGAATAGGTAAAGATATATTAGGTGAAGAATATAGTAAACTTTCTATGAAAGATTTTTACGTGAAAGGTACTAATATAGTAAATAAAAAAGCCATACAAGATGTAGTTGCCTTTACATCTTCACAAAAAAGACAGGAAAAACAGAGAGCAGAAGATGTAAAGAAAAATCAAGAGGCTAACTTATTTAAAGACTTTGAAAATAGAGAAACAGACACTTTTGGTAAAGGAAAAGGAGACCCTCTTGGTCTTGATTTTGGAAGCTCTTATAATGAAAGTGACTATAGTCCAAGCGATAGTTTTGGTGGAACGGAATCAACAGAATCACAACAAGAGGATGCAGGTGGTTCTTTTGCAGGAGATGACCCTGCTTTTGAACAAGGAGGATTACTAAAAAAGAAAAAACCTAAAGTAAAGAAGATGAAGCGAGGTGGATTAGCTTCTAAAAAGTAATCCACAATTAATGGCTACTTATCCCCCAACAATAAATGGCTACGATAACCCCAAGGAGAAAATAAAATGGCAGACGCTATGATTAAGGAAGCAACACCTAAGAAAGTTGCATTTGTAAGTAAACCTTACACACAAGAAGAAAGAATAAAAAAAGAAGAACAAGAATTAGAGCAGTTAATCAAAGAGCAAAAAGGTGAAGCTAAAGCTAAAGAAGCGGAAGATAAGGGTGAAGAAGAACCGACTTCTGCTGAAGAGAAAACTTTTAAAAAGCGTTATGGAGACTTACGAAGACATACCCAAGAAAAAGAAAAGCAATTTCAACAGCAACTTGATGAGTTAAAACAACAGCTAGATAAAGCTACTAAGAAAGAAATTAAGCTACCTAAGTCTGATGAGGACATAGAAGCATGGGCAAAAGAATATCCTGATGTAGCTAAGATTGTTGAAACAATTGCTATGAAGAAAGCAAGAGAGCAATCAGAACAGTTAGAAGCAAGGCTACAGAAGATAGATGAAATGTCTGTTGAAGCTAAGAAAGAAAAAGCTGAAGCAGAACTAATGAGACTTCATCCTGATTTCGGAGAGATACGAGACAGTGATGATTTTCACGAATGGGCTGAAGAACAGCCAAAATGGGTACAGGATGCACTATATGAAAACGACAACGATGCAAGGTCAGCAGCAAGAGCCATTGACCTCTACAAATCAGATAGAAATATCAATAAGAATACTAAGGAAAAAAGCTATAAGAGTGCTGCTATGGATGTTGGCACGAAAGCTACGAAAACTAAAGTGGATGTTTCTGAATCAGGTAAAAAGATACTTGAGTCAGATGTTCAAAAAATGTCCGCTATCCAGTATGAAAAGCAAGCTGATACAATAATGGAAGCTATCAGGTCTGGCAACTTCATATATGATGTATCAGGTTCAGCTAGATAAACTAAAAAGAATGTTGACATATAGTTATTTATGTGTATAACTATATGTAACTAAAGGTATAACATAACCCCTTTCTAGGACACTTATGTTACACTAATACACTAGACTTTAGAGATTACCCAATTATGTGAGCCTACACAGGAATCGCTATCCTACGTACAACCTCAACGCATGAATGGTCCTTATAAAGTAAATTGACTAAAAACTAATAGTACACATTCCGTGTACATTTGATAAATGTTTAAGGAGATAAAAATGGCATTTACCACAGCAGGTGGTTATGGTAATCTTCCTAACGGTAATTTTAGTCCTATTATTTACAGCAAACAGGTTCAACTTGCATTCCGCAAGGGGTCTGTCGTTGAAGCTATCACTAACAGTGATTACTTCGGTGAGATTGCTAATATGGGCGATTCCGTTAAGGTTATCAAAGAACCAGAAATAACAGTCAAGGA